GCATCTGCACTTACGGTCACCGGAACGCCTACCTACTTCATGTTCGGGCAGAAGGGCTACGGCTTATTCTTCCCGGCTGGAACAATCAAGGCTGCTAAGTACTGGCCGACCACGCTTCCCGACGCCCAACTCCAAGCTCTGACCACAGGATAAAGATATGGACTATCTATTAAAATATCAAACAGAAATAGATTTCAACACTTCACTGGTAGCTGTAGGTCTTTTACAAGAACGTATAGATACTGAAGGAACCATTTCTTTATACCCTACTTCTGGAGTTACTCTAGACCGCATTGGTCCTATTTTTAAACCAGAAGTATTGAATGAAGATGGTACAGTTCTTACACCAGCTAGTGAAGATCTAGCATTTCATGCTAATCTACGGCTGTCATTTGAACTTACTCCTGAACAAGAAGCCATGTTATCTCCAGTAAATCCTCCACCTACAATTCCATATAGAGTATTTGCATAATGAATATTAATAGCAAACTACAGCAACAGCTATTGTTAAATAAGAAGTTGCAGCGTTTGCTAGCAACTTCTGTTCAACAAATCTCAGATGTTAAAACATCTACTAACTCTGCTCTTAAAGCTGCAGATGATGCGCTTCAAATTGCAGATAATGCTATTAAACCAACAGCTTTAACTTCTGGTTTAGCAAGTAAAGCTGATTTAGTTCATACACATACATTATCTAATTTAACCCAAAGTAGCGCAGCTATAGGCCAAGTTCCACAATGGAGTGGATCAGCTTGGGTTCCTACTACTGTTTCTGGAGGAAGTTCTCCATCTAATGTAGATGGTGGTTCTGCTTCTAGTATTCCTGTAGTTGGTCTTACTTATGATGGAGGTTCAGCATGAGTGTAAAAATTCAATTCCGTAGAGATACGGCAGCTAACTGGACTTCCGCTAATCCTGTTCTTTCTCAAGGTGAGTTTGGTTATGAGATTGATACATTAAAGTATAAAATAGGTAATGGAAGTACAACTTGGAACAGCCTTGCTTATAGCAACCTACGATCTTTGGATGTAGCTACTACTATAAACATGGAAAACAGCGCAATACCTACTACACCAGCAACGAATACAATGAATATATTTGCAAAATCATTGGCTGGTCGTATGTTCTTAAGAACACAAGGACCAAGCGGAATCACAACACCGCTTCAGCCCTCGTTCTTTCAGAATAATATTATTATAATTGCGCCCGGTGCTACTACTACTTTAACAACTATAGGTGCTACTGTTACATCGGCTGGTACTATTTCGCATCCAACCGTTGTTGAAGCATATGGAAATGTAGCAAACATAGTAACATCAGCCTCAGCAAACTCCACGGCTGGAACAGGTACATCAAGTACGCTATTTCTGCGTGGCTCTATTCCTAATGGTGCTAGTGGTTTCTTCTTTTGTGCTAGACTTGCGTTTCCAGACTCAAGCTATAATCAGACAGCAGCCACTACAGGCAGTCGTATCTTTGTTGGTTTAACCAATCAGACTATGACTGTTAATGTAGGTTCTGATAATCCGGCTGGTCATTATTGTGGTTTCTTTAGACGCCATGTGAATGGTGCAGCACAAGATACTAACTGGCAGTTTGCAACCAAAGATGGTACAACTCTTAGTTTAGCAGATACTGGCCTTGCATTTACTGCTGGTAAGTTATATGATTTTTATATTTTCTGTGCGCCAACAGGTAATACTCTTTACTGGCGTATAGATAATATAACTGACAATTCAACCACAGAAGGCTCAACATCCACTACCCTACCCGGCAATACTCAATTGATGCGAGCTGGCTATCAGTTAGCTACTATCAATGCTGTTGCCCGAAACACAATGATACAGCGTATCTATGTAGAAACGGATAGATAATGGCAAAGAAAACATACAAGTGCAATTGTGGAAAGACCACGACATGCACAGGCAAAGATGCCCAAAAAATGGTATACCCAAAGAAAGGAAAGAAATGAAGAAGCCAATGAAGAAGGCAGTCAAGAAGGCTGCTGTAAAGAAGATGGCAGCTGTCAAGAAGATGGCTGCTAAGAAGAAGTCTTATTAATTTTTAACTCTAACGAAAGACACACACTATGAATGAAGAGACTCCCGATATGATGGAACAATCTTCCGAGACTCCAGTAGTATCACAGGAACAATCTCTTACATCGACAGCAGAGGATGCTATTCTCTCCCGTGAGAAGGCTGCTTTTGACGCTTATGTAAGAAACCAAGGTATGACTGTTCCTGAAAATTTTAAGGATGCAGGAGCTTGGTTTGAAAGTCTTAAGACTGCTCAAAAGGAATACACCAAATCACGGCAGGAAGTATCCGAACTTAAGAAGAAGTACGAGCAAGCTCCCTCTACAGCAAACCCAGTCAAACAGGAAGCTGTGCCAACAAAGGAAGAGATTCCTGTCGTACCAGAAGTTCTGAAGATCCCAGAGAAGAAGGTAGAAGAAGTTAAAGCTGAAACTCCAGCTGTTGCTACCGAAGATGATTGGAAGCAGTGGACTGTTGAGTTCGCTACTAATAATAATCTATCTACTGAAACTCTAGACACGATTAAGAAGAAGACCAATCTACCAGAATCTATTATTAGTGAATATATGATAGGTCAAAAGGCAAAGCTAGAGATTGCTTATAGCAAGGCTGCTGAGCTTATTGGTGGAAAGGATCAACTAGCAAAGATGTTTGATTGGGCAAGTAAGAATCTTACCCAAGCTGAACAGAATGCAATCAATCAGAACCTCGCTTCACCTTCTTGGGATGTTGCTCTCTATGGTCTACAGACAAAGTTTGCTAAGGCTACAGGGACAAGCAAGGCTGCTGAACCAAAACAAACAGCCAGAGGACAAGTTCCAATGGCAAGCACTCAGCAGAGTATTGTCGCTTATCAAACTAAGCGAGAGTTTATGGCTGAGCGTAATAATCCAAAGTTCAGCAACGATCCTAAGTTTAGGGCTTATGTTGAGCAGCGGATGTTAAAAACTAACTTTACAAAACTACCCAAATAATCCGCACCTGAGACAGCGGATTGACTGAGGACAGCCTATGAGCAAATCCCCCCGCGTGGTAATGGATGGCCCTTGGCTGGACTCACTCAAGCAAGTAGACTCCTTTAGGAACAATCGAACGATTGAGCTTTCTATTATTGTCTCAAATTTTTAGTCTACTTATAAAAGGAATTTAATATGCCACTTGATAATCTAGTTAATAGCGAAATGCTATATCGCGTTGGTACTGATGAGTCAGTAGCAACTTCTGGTGGAGTAGCCGGAACCAACAAGCTCTGGCTCCCACTCTGGTCTGGCGAAGTAATCAACGCCTACGATCAGTACAACATGTTTGAGAACATGATCACCACCAAGAGTCTAACTGGTGGTTTCTCCTATGAGTTCCCAATCACTGGTACTGTCCAGTTTGAGGACGCATGGGAAGCTGGTCAGGAGCTATACGGTGGTTCATCAACTAGCAAGACCATCAAGGTTCAGCTAGACAACCGCCCAATGGCAGCTCACTTTGAGACTGACAATGTTGACTTGCTCGTTACTCAGTGGGATTACCGCTCTGAGATGGCTCGTCAGGCTGGCCTACAGCTCGCCAACAACCGTGATCGTCAGATCGCAATGGCTCTAACTGCTGCTTGCGCTCTTGCTCCAGTAACAGACGATCCTCGTACTGGTATTTCCAATGCTTTCCAAGCTCCCTATTCAGTTGCTACTAATAAGTCAGCCGCTGAATGCACAGAAGCCGAAGCACTTAAGGTTCTTGCTGGTATTGAAGATTACCTTGTTAACTGCCAAGAGAACGATGTTACCATCGGTCAGGTATATTGCGTAGTTACTCCAAAGGTCTTCCAAGTAATTCGTGCTCTTGGTATTCCACGCACAATGTCTAACAATGTCAACACATCAACCGCACCTCTATTTGGTGCTTCAAGTGATTTTGGTGGGGTTGGCGCGCCACTTTCACAAGGCATGAACATGATGTCTGATAGCCTTGATTACATGGGCGTCAAGATTGTTAAGTCTAACCACCTACCAAAAGTTGATCACAGTTCATCTTCAATTGGTGGTGTAAAGTATAACCTTAACTGCTCTGCAATCAACCTCTTTGGAATTATCTTCCAGACCGAGGCCGTTGCTGGTCTATCTCTCATGGGCATGAAGGTAGATACCGTACAGGACATTCGCCGCAACACTCAGTTCACCGTTGCAAGCATGCTCAAGGGTACTGGCGTAATTCGTCCAGAACTCTGCCGCGCACTTACTGGCATCAATGACTCAACTCCACTAAGATCAGAACTTGCCACCGCTCTAGGTGCAAACTTAACCTCTGGATTTGCTGCTGAGTATAAGAACATTGGTGACTAATGATTGATTCACACTCTACTTTCGGGTTTGTCTTTATGAACCGCGTCTGAAGAGGAGGTGATCTCATATCTACCCCCGGCTCCCTTAAGTGGGAGCCGGGTGGTTTTTTTTCTAAGGAGGCTATATGGGCTTAATTACTAAGTTACAAGCAATTAACCAAATGCTGTTGGCTTCAGGTGAAAACCTTGTAGCCGACCTAGAAGGTGAGTCGGGTATTGATACTGGTATTGCCGACACAATTCTAGAGCAGACAAGTCTTGACTATCAGTTAAGAGGTCTTGCTTCAAATAAATTTATTAAGAAATATGAATTGACCGCTAATGGTACAATTGTATTTCCTACACCAGATAGTGATGAAGAAGGTATTCTAGCAATTGAGCTAGTCTCACATCATCTTGCTTCGGATGGTATGACCATCATTAAAGCAAGAGGTTTATTTAATTCTTCTCCTGCTAGACTATGGAATATTACAGATAATACAGATATCTGGAAGTATCAATCTGGTCCTTTTTATATTGAATACACAATGAAACTTC